CTGCTGCCATTCGTTCACTTCCTCGGCCAGTGCTTTCTCTGTGGCGTTGGCATTGCGCGGCGGTTCCACGCGCCGATCCAGCGTCAACAAGGCTCGCTTGCGCTTGCTCATCTCCGCGAAGATATGGCCGTCCTTTTCTTCCATATCGGTGAAGAGGTCGGCTTGGGCTTCGAGGTTGCCCAGTTCGGCATCTTCCAGAATGCGGTGCAGTTTCAGCGGCGTCAGGCCGCGCGAAGGATGCTCGGCAAACTCGCGGGTGACCCAGCCAATCCGGGAGGTTTGCGGGTCGGTCAGTACCGTCTTGTCGAACGGGTTGCCGAAACGGTCAACGATTTGCACCATATTTGTCACTCCTACCAGGCACCGGCAAAGCGCTCGCCGGTCTCTTCGTTATCTTCGCTGCCGCGCTTGGGTACACCGATGTAACCATCGCTCGGGCAGCCATTCATCCAGCTAGCGCGGTTAGCCATCGCCAAGCCGACAGCAAAGTCACCATGGCGCTTGCCCTTGGCTCCTGTCGATTCCTGATCCTTGGTGCGGCCCTTGTCGATCTGCGGCACGCCGTTGACGATCTTGATGTGCAGCAGGTCATCCAGCATCGACTGGTGGCGCGGCACTTCGATGTTGCAGGCTTCGAACTCGCCCTTGAGCTTGGGCATCCACTCCTGGTACCAGCCGGCATTCAGATGCACCTGGTCGACCATTTCGATGCCGTATTTCAGTGCGGCCTGTTCGGCGAGATAGCCGCCATTGCCGGTGGCATCGAAGGCGAGGCCGGTCAGGCGTGGCAAGCGGTCGCAGATAAAGAACATGACCTGGCGCTGCTGCTCATAGGTCAGGTTGCGCAGCTCGACCAGGAACGGCACGCGCTTGCGCAGCATGGGGGTGATGGCCAGCGGCGCGAAGACGGTCAAGTCGCCCTTGCGCGCAAAGTCTTCACCGAAGGCATGGCGGTTGTCGCGGCTCAGGCGCGCCAGTTCGGGCTGCAGGTTTTCCAGGCACCAGGCTTCGATTTCCTTTTCTCGGCGCTCCGGTGTCCAGCTCATGAAGTTGTCCTGAGCTTCGTAGCGGTAGATGCGGATCGAGTGATCCGCCACCATGGCCTGTTCGATCAGCACGCGACTGAGGTAAGACCCGCCCGACTTGCGCGGCACGCAGCCGTATTCTTCCTCAGCGCATTCGGTCGTCGGCGCGTTCTTGTAGAGATCCTCGCGCCACTTCTTCTCGCCCTCGGGCGTCCAGGTCTGGCCGGTGACATAGCAAATGCGCCAGTACAGCCCGTCGGCAATCGCATCGTCCAGCGTGATGCGATGCACGCTGTAATCCTTGCGCCCCTCGCGGGCATCCTGGATGTACTGGTTGAACGGGTTGTCCACGCCGTTGTGGGTGGAAATCAGGCGCACCTTGTTGCCCCACATGGTCAGCGCCAGTGCGGCCTTCAGCAGTTCTTCAAGCGACTCATGGAAAGCCGCCTCATCGATCACCACGTCGCCCTGCAGGCCGCGCAGGTTGGAAGGCCGGCTGGAGAGCGCCTGGATTTTGAAGCCGGACTTCGGGAAGCGGATCATGTAGGTGAGGATTTCTTCTTTCCTGCCCTCATCCCAAAAGGTCTGCTCGTAGACATCGGCCTCGGCCAGTTCGTTGAACGCCTTGGCGAACAGTGCACAGGCGGCGATGTATTCCAGCGCCATTTCCTTCTTGCTGCCCACGTAGAAGGTATTGCAGCCGCCCCGGCGCTTCGGCCTGGCAGCCTTCACCACGTTGCGCGCCGCTTCCGCCCAGGTCAGGCCGGTTCGCCGGGATTTTTCGGCGATCATGATCGGGGATTCATCCTCAAACCAGCGTTGCTGGTAAGCGAGGAAGACTGGCTGTGCTTCCGGGATCACGCCAGCCATATCGGTCGGGACATCGACCCCGGCCAGCGCCATTTCCATCGGCAGGTTAATTTTGCGGGCCGGGCCGACCGCTACTAACTTGGCAGCCATTACGCTTTACCCAGCAACACGCGGCGGATGCGGTCTTCCAGCTGCTCGCTCATGCCGTCCGCGCCGCGCAGTTCTTGGAGTTTCTCTTCCTGTTCTTCGAGCAACCGCTTACGGGCCAGTGCCTCGATCTCCTGGCGCTCCTTCAGGCTCATGGTTCGGGCTTGCATCGCGGCACGCGCAGCGCGGGCCAATTCGCCCACTTCCTTGACGCTGATGTTGTCGGATTCGTGAGCGCGTAGCGCGGCATTGGCCGCAAGCGTGGTCACGGCCTGGGTAAGCAAAGCGCCGGCCTTGTCGCCGACGCCTTCGCCGAGCTCTCCCACGAGCACTGCCGCACCGGCCTCGATCTCGCGCATGCGCCCAGCTAGTTCCTCAAAGCTGGCCCGGTAGCGGCCCAGGCTGCTGCGGCTAGGCGCTTCGGTCGAGGGGAACTTCTGCCGCAGATCGTCCAGCAACTCATCAAGCGTCAGGCGATCCTCGCGCAATTGCCGCTCGATGTACGCCTTCACATCCTGCGGCAAGCGGGTGATGTTGGATTTGCGCCCCATGCGTCACGCTCCCGGCCGCTTGATGCCCGGCACGATGGCACGGCCTGCTGCCACGTCCGCGCCGCGCTCATTGAGCGTGACCACAAGCACAGCGGACAAGTCTTCCAGGGCGATCAAGCCCTGATCGCGCAGCCAGGCCAGCTCGGTGCGCACCTGGTCGCGGCTCACGGTGTGGCCGTAGCGCTCCAGCGCCGTGGTCAGGATGCTGCTGTTGGAGCGATAGCCCGGCATCTCGGCCAGTAAACGCAAAATCACCAAGCGCATGTCCTGGCGCAGGAAATCGGCAAATTGGTTGGTATGCAAAACGGCCTCCCTACTTTTGTCTCAGCAAATAGTCATTCACCCGGTCGATGCTGCGCGCCAAAGGGGCTAGCGACTCCCGGATGCCGGCCAACTCGGCCTTGACGGCCTTCATGTCGCCGCCCAGATCGTTCACGACTTCGTGATCCGGCAGGTGGCGCATCTGCTCTTCCAGCGTGGCAACCCGCAAGGTCAGCTCATGAACTTCTTTGGCGTTGGCAGATTGGCGATTGGCAATCCAGGCATAAATCCCGATGGCGCCGGTCAGCAGCCATTTGCCGATCTCGACGATAAAACGCAGCTCTTCAGTCATTCTCGTATTGCCTCCGCAGCTGCGGGTAGCGCTCCAGCCGTGCTTGGCAATCGATGCACAGCCTGCAACCCGGTACCGCCTGGCGACGGGCTTCAGGAATCGGTTCGCCACAATCGGGCATCACACAGAATTTCTCGGATTCGCCATGCGGTACATGGCTGCGGGCTTCGTCTATTGCAGCTTGGCGCTGCGCTTCTTCCAGTTCCTGGGCACGGTCAAAACAGTCCATTCCCTTCATCCTCTGTTTGTTCTTCTTTGGGAGTTCCTGCCCACCTGCAGAGCGCGACCAGCCAGACCACGACTACGGCAACCTCGCCCAATATCAGCAGGCATTTCATGGCAGCTTGTGCCACTCGATGTACTTGTCCAGCGTGGCTTCAATCGCCCGGCAGCGGGCAGCGTTGTCGATGTGGTTGTTCAGGAGGTCGGCTTCGGTAAGTCCGCTATCGCGGAGGCACGCGGCATCAACGGTTTCGCTGCCGGAGGTTTCACCGTCCAGGACGCAGGCGGTTTGACCGGCGGCGGGCAGACCAAGGCCGTTTGCGGCGTCCCACACCCGAACAAAACCAGTGGTAAACACAGCAGGAGGCAGCGCGACAGGCGCGCTGGCGTGGGTCGGTATATAGACGGCTGTGACATGGCGAACGCTCCGGGTGAGTTGAATACGGGTTTCCTGCAGATCGGTCTGCGTGCTGGCCAGCTCGCCGGCCAATCGGTCGGCACGGTCTTGCTCACGCTGGCGGTCGGCCACGGCGCTAGCCACCGCCTTCAGCTTGGCTTGATCGAATTCAGACTGGAGCGTAGCCACACGCGCATCGCCGCGTGCCGTGCCGAGGCGGTAACCGACCCCGCCACCGACCAGCAAGGCGAGCAATACGCCCACCAGCGCCCAAGCCAGCAACTGGCCACGATTGAGAATCAGGGGGAGTCCAAGCCATTCAGCCACGATGTTTTCTCCGGTTGCGGCGCTTGAGGGCGGCGCGTTTGATCTGCGCAGCACCGCTATGTCGTTTGTGGTTAACGGAAGTTGTAGGGTGGGTTAGGCCGCAGGCCGTAACCCACCGGGGATCGTTGATCGGATCGCCGAAAATCGCGGATAACAGACTGAGCAAGCTCATTGACACGCCCCCTTGCCAAACCCGGCCGCTACATAGCGCGGCTGGTGTTTTTCGATGATCCAGTGGGGGTAAAGG